CAGTTGCCGAGCTTCTCGTCCCCCTCAAACCCCCACATCATTTTTTGTCTCCTTTTTTGAATTCAACGTATTGAGCGACCATCTGTAGTTCTGCTGTCTTCCAGTTCTTCCACGCAGGCTGAGTCTGTTCCTTGAAGAAGTTCTGGCGGGCTTTGATGTAGTCCTCCAGCTTGCGCCATACACGAGCTTCTTCGCGGGTCATGTTTTTTCCTTTAATGCTTCCCTAGCTTTGTATATACAATCAGAGCATCCCATGTATTCCCCAATCCCATATCCTGAAACTCTCGGTGCAGGCAATCTAATATCCTGTGCCGGAGCGTAAGGAGCTAGTGTGTAAGTATCCACGCCTCCTATATTTACACCGCAGAAATCACAGGTCATTTCATAAACTATTTTTAATGTCATTTTATATTTTTACCTTTAGTTTGATTTTCAATTTCTCTTGATTTTTTGCAGGCCAAAGTTCCTCAGTAAAAACATCCATTCCGGAAATAACATAACTAATCCTGCCATATTTATTCTTTTTGATTTTGCTCACAATCCCAATAAATGGTTTTCTTCTCCAATTAAATGGATATACAGGAATTTCATCTCCTATTTTGCAATAGGATTTGCGCCAATTAACGCCGTGTTTCACAAATTTTTTTCCTTCAGTTTGGCTTCGATGGCGAGATACAAATACATCATCATTGGAGACCATACAGGGCCAAGTTCTTCCTGAATCCTTTGCCACTCACGAATTTCGTGTCGTTCCTCATCCGTCAGCCCAACCCACTCTTTCTTCCGCACCCATCCAGCCGCTTCCATAATTTCCGGTATTGCCATAAGTTTTGTGGGTTCTTTTGTCATTGCGGTTAATTGGGATATTTTTTTGTCTTTTTCCTGACACGCTGGGCAAGTTCTATCCCAGTGACGCATTGGATGATCTGTGTGTGTTGCCATTTCTCGTAATCCTTGTCGATTTAAATCAGGTTTTACTTCTTACTCGCTTTGCGTTGCGACTTAAAACAATCAGGGCATTTGGCCTTATGCTGCGCTTGGTAAACCTTCCAGCCCGCCCCGCGTACAAGATCGTATGCCTGCTTCTGCGTGTAGCCGTAAAAATAACTAAAATTCGACGGCACACGTGAACAAAAATCACACTGCAATGTTACGTAGTATCCATCTGCAATCATTTCAATTTCTCCTATGTCGGTCATCGCGCCTTCTCCAAATCTTCGGCCAGTTTGTTCAGAAGCTTTGATTGGTCATCGAGTCTTTCAACCATGTGCCGCGCATCCGACACAAGTTGCTTATGTCGTTCCTGCATATACAGAACAATGCGCGTTAAATTTTCTTTGTCTCGCTTAGTCATCATTCCACCTTTGCCCGTATCACAGTGGCTACATAATCAAGAAGCCCATCCTTAACAAACGAGTTGGCATCGCAAATCCCAGCCGCTTCCAGCATGCCCTCGCGCCATGCTGCCTGCCACGCATCCCATGCGAGGTGAACGTCAATGTCTACGTAAGCAAACGGCCACATGCCATTACTGTCATAGCGCCTTACGCTTTTCTCATATGGCGATGCAGTGATAAACGCTTCAAACTTCTCCCGCACGCGCTGGTCGTTCATGGCTTCACCGTGAGTATGTATGTAAAGCAGATGATTGCAATGATGGACGGTGTTATTATTGGGAATGTTGCTTTCCGTCCGTCCAAAGCGTCCTGTAGCTTGTCTAATTCTGAATAGCACGTAAACGCAATGAGCCGCAGAACTATAAGAAGTATAGACATCACGCCAAATATCCAAGCAAGTGCTAGGTAAAAGCTCATGATTTCTCCTATTGTGATGCGTCAATGGTTTGAATAATTCTGCGCCGCAAATTTCCGCGAGCCGGTAAAACTTGCAGCGCCTCTTTCAAGAGCGTCCGCAACGCCTCTGCTCGGGCTTCGGCGGCATCGCGCTCGTCACAGGCTTCATTGCGTTGACGCTCCATTATCTGGCGATCTTCTACCGCCGAATTCTTCTGCTGTTGTGATACAACAGCCCCCTTGCGCCACATCTGAGCATCTTCATTCAGTCGCGCAAACGCGCCTTCGATAATTTCTTTATCAGTCCTCGGCGTCATTTCGGCTCCTGTGCGTCTATTGCATCAACAACGATAACTTCTTGTCCTTTGTTCAGCCACGTTCCGCCCGACCACCATGCGCGCCCTTTGTGGTCGTCTTTGCGAAATCCGATAACCTCGCCGTTGCGTAATCTTTCGGCATCCTTCTCCGCCGCCTCCCGCTTCTGCTTCTCAAGCGCAAGGGCGGATTCGGAGCGCTCCATCGCCGCTTTTGTAAGAACGTGTTCGCTAAATTCTTGGCGGTGTAATGCCTCGGCGGCTTCGGCGCGCAGGGCCATGTCGTGCCACTTACGCAACGGCATCACGATTACGCTGCCGCCGCAATCAATGCCGATTCCTCCGCCCTTCGTGACATGGATGCTATCGGCGTAATAATCGCCCTCGCGCTCACGCCACAGTTCGCGGTCTGTGTTTTGTCCTGCTTGATGTTCAATCTGCTTTCGCATCAGATCACTCATTTCGCTCTCCTGATTATTGACACCCCGACCACGACCCCGACCACGACCACAACCCCGACCCCGACCCCGACCTATATTTTTGCTTTAAGCCTCTCATTTAAGCTTTCCAAAGCTCTCAATGCTGGCAGTCTGAACATACCAGTCATGTGGTAGTTTTTGAGCGTCTTTCCAGTTTGTTTCGGTAAACGCACCCGTCTCATAAACGATTGCTGCATCCGTCAGCAACACACACGAATCGTTTACGCCGGTAAGAACCCCCGTGTAAATGTAATTCATGCAGAACAACGTGACGCGCTCGCCCAAAAGCTTTTCCAGACCCTCACCTTGCACTTCATTTACGATCTTTTTCATTTCATTTCTCCTTATTTAAATTTACGGACTTCTCTGATGATCTGTTGACCTTGTGTTTGCTGCCGATACCTTGCCATCGTTGCAGCTACGTCCGTGGTTGCTGCGTTGGTAGGGACAAATTTATTGCCATAGTCGGCAACATATATCTTGCGTTCGCGTAAGTATGCAATCGCTTTCTTCAATTGTTGCTGGTGATACGCTGTGTAGCCTTTCATAATTTTTTATCTCCTTTAATCTTTATAAAACTGATAGATTGTTTTTTTATACAACTTAAACATTTCCATCTTTTTGATTTTTTGTTTGCTGTAAGTACTTTTTTATATGCCCTTTCTCGTTGACAAGTTTGACATAATGGATTTGCTGTTTTTTCCGTCATGAAAAAGACTTCCCTTCTGCTCTGTTGCTTGCTTCTTGAGACCTCCAGACCTCTACTCTGGCCTGTGCTGCCACTAACGACCACCTCAATTCCTCCTCTTCTTCTACTGCGACTTTAAGCCCCTCCAGTAGCTGCCTATATTCCTCATGTGCGTAAGCTTCTCGCTCCTGCGCCCCAATAGCCGTTTCCATACTCCGTTTCATCAGGATCGCTTTTAAAGATTTCCTGTATTCCTCCAGATAAATCCTTTCCGCTTTTGCTTTCGCAAACTTTTTACCATTCTCAAAAATGAAATCTATTGCCTTGTTTGGGTCTGTCATTTACTACCTCCTGTTATGTAATTCTGAATTAGATTTTCAGATAAAGCAAGAAATATTTTTCATGAAATATCCACAATCCGCATGACGTATTTACCTGCTGCATTCTTACGCCAGCCATGCACATGAATCTTCCATCCGGCCTCCCTAACTTTTGGCAATAGCGGAGACTCTGCAATCTTTTTAAGCCTTGCGGATACGCCTGAAGCTGTAGTTTGAACGGCAAGAGTTTCACCGGGCTTGATTGCCAGCAGATCAATGAACCCGAATAAATCCTGCCTGATTCGGGCAAAGGCATTCCATCTTTCAACGATGGCAACCGTGTATCCCTGCTCTCGTAAATATTTAAGGCTTCGTTGTGTCGGCGTCATCGCCAATCTCCGTAATTACCTCGGTTCCCCAATTCCCATTGGTCTCTAGCGTCACGCTCAAGAGTAGATTCAGGATGCAGTTCGTTCCAGCCCTTTTTATGTTTACCGTTTTCCGTATAACCATGCAAAAAACGATGAGCGGCATCTTTATCTTCCAGCCTCTTTTTTAAGAGCCAGCGGACTAGACATTGGTGCCTGAATTTTTCTTCAGAAGTCTCCATAACCATCAAAGTCTATTGTATGCCCACCAAAGGAGTCCAGAAATTGCTGACTATCTGCGTGATACCACAAAGAATACCAATCCTCGGCCTCGCCATTTCGCTGCTTCTCGCACATTAAAACGGCATCCGGCTGCTTGGAATCGGCTTCGCCGTTCAACTGTAGATCGTGTTCCTTTTTCTTGTTTCGCCACATCAGGAAAATGTTGTCCACCTGATCAGCGATAGCACCCGTTCCCTTCAGGTCATTCTTGTTGGGTTTAGTCTCGTCAGAATCCTGCTTTCGGATGTGGTGAACAAGGTGAATGTGGATATTGTGATCCCGCGCCAGAGAGCATAACTCGTCAATAAAAGCCTTCTGGCCGTTATAGTCATCCTCCCCAGCTACACACTTCATCAAGCTGTCAATGATGAAATGTTTAACCCCCAATTCCACAGCACAATATCTGGCAACCCCCAAAACCTGCTTGCAATTTACCGTCCCCTGCTGGTCATATAAAAATAACTTCCCGCCAGCGTATGATTCCAGCCGATCAAAATAAGGACTAATATCCCCACCCATCAAATGGGTATGCTCAAGGTTCTGACCGCTAAACTGCCGCAACATACGCTGGATCGTTCTTTTGGGCTTCATCTCAAAGGATGCAATACATACCCCTACGCCTTGTCTAATGAGTCCTAGAGCGATTTGTCCGGTAATTAGGGACTTCCCCCCGCCGTTTGCGCCTGCGTAGACTGTAACCTCCCCTAAGCGGTATTGGAAGGTTTTCTTGGTTGACGCCCACGGCATGGTGTACGTGACCTCTGGCTGGCCTGCCATCAGCGATTCTTTAAGCTCGTCCAGAATCACGGAAACGTCACGTATATCCTTGCTAGGATCGGTGGCATTGACCCACTTCTCGAAATCCACATCCTTGTTCGTTACGACACGTATGCGTCGCATTTCATCAAGCTGCGCGGCGCGGTCTTCGAGTAGACTATCCACCGTTGCACCTCACAGCCTCTTCGATACGGCCAGCCGCTACCTTAAGGCGCTCCAAATCGGCCTCGGACATGGTTTTGCCCTTAGACATATCAATGGCGCAAATAACCACGATCAGGGCTTCCTTGTTGATAATCCGCAGCAGATCAGTCGCGTAAAACTGCCGTTTCGCTGGTTTTTGGCGATGCCACTTTTTTTCCTCTTGGAACAGGTCACCCAAAGTCAAACCTACCGCAGAAACGACCGAATTGACATCACAACCGGCAAAGCAATGCAACAAAATGCGCTCCCCATCCTGCCGGATCGCAAGACTTGGTGAATTATCACGATGAGCAGGGCAGCAGGCGGTAAAGCTACCGTTCTTGCCGCGCACCTTCTCCAGCCGCGAAAGAAAAGCCTCAAGTTCCATTATTCCCCTCCCGAAATAAGACGGCGACCAAAAAGGACATTAGGGTCTGCAACTTGATCCTGAGAATCCTCCCACCGGCTCTGATTTATGTACGTCAATGGCGCAGGCTCAAATCCAGAAGCCCAAGCCTTAGAGTTCTTCATCGACTTCACATGGGCAATAATTCTGTCACCAATAGAATCAAGTTTTCTGGCTTCCCATTTTTTCAGACAAGCCATTTTTCCTACCTTGCGAGTACTGGAAGGCCAAGTAGACCAGAATTCGTCGAATTTATTCGACAAGGGTTTTATTGTTTCTAATGAAGAAGAAGATGAAGAAGAAGATGAAGATGAAGGGGTTGGATTTTGCTTATCCTTATTTTGAACCTTTGAATTAACCTTATGGTTAACCTTTGAGGTCTTTAATAGGGCAGGATTACCACCAAGTTTTCCACCGGAAGCCCTTGAATTTCTTACATCTTCATCCCTTATCATGCGTTTTGAATGGATAACGCCGTTTTCGTCCCTTTTGAAAACTCCAGCGACTTCCAATTCTTTTAGCCATCCTTCAACATTTTCTAAGGTTGCCCCGCACATAGCTGCAAGGTTTGATGGAAGGATAACCTTATCGTTAACCTTAAGGTATCCGTATGGGGTTCCTTCGTGCATATAGCAGATCATGTCAATCCATAATCCGCGTGCGCTTACAGAACAAGTACGAAGGGCAGTATCCCTAAGCCAGTCGCTAGGGTAAAACTGAAATGATGGGCGTTTCATAAAACAATCTCCATCGGTGGACGATCCCAGTGTAAGAATTACCGGGCGGTATCCACCCATTGCGGGTGTGAAATTACGGTATCTGAGACCGTCCCCGATGGAGACTATTTCAAATACCACCTTTTGCGCTTCTTACGGCGCTGAGAAGAATCATATTCTCCTCTTTAGGTATTTGCAATAGTTCTTTATACGGACGTATTACGCTCGTTATTCGGTTGTATAACCCCCCTATAGCCCCCCTATAGCCCCCCATAGGCACCCTATATGTTTACTGCTTTTGCCATCTTTTTGAGATATTCTTGATGTTTCTGGCCTGCAATTTACGCCACTTTGCGATCTGTTTTTCTACCCCTAGATTGTGCCAGCCGTCCTCGGCAACGTAGAAGAACTCAAATAAAACGGGTTCTACGATATCCCTGTCCAGCCTGACCAAATCCACAACCTCGTCAATATCCAGCGGCAGGGGCTTTTCCGTTTGGAAGCAAATATCAATCATCCGGCGTAAGGCTAGGTCATCTGCATCCTGAAGGTGGATCGTCTTTTTACGATAAGCTGTGACATGGAATTTGTAGCTTTTCATATCAATCCCCAAAAAGATCAGGACGCAGGTCTTTACGCTTCACCACGCCGTCCGTATATTTTTCTATCGCAATCGCCAGCTTCGCACTGGGCTTTTTACTGCCATTTATCAGCAAAGAGAGCCATGTTTTAGTGATACCAAGCGTATGCGACATGGCTAATTTTGACCCTCTTGGCAGAGTTGAAAAATACATCCGCAACTTCATTATCTACCTTTCAATTAAAATTTCTATACAACACGGAATTTTTATTGTATCATAAAATTAAATCTTGTATACTTGTCGAATAGGAGGGAATACCAGTGGATGGGGAATTCAATCAATTAATGTTAGAGCGGTTCCAGCAACTAGAGGAGGCTTTGGACAGGGCAGAAGAGGGAAAGGCAACCCAAGAGGATTGGGCAATCATACGTTACGAATGCGGGGTAAGAAAAAAGGAGGCTGTATGAAAGAACTGGCAACGGCGCTGGTTAAGGCGCAAGCGGAGATTGGATCGGCGTCTAAAGATAAAGACAATCCGTTTTTTAAGTCTAAATACGCAGACCTGAACAGCGTTATGGGGGTAGTTAAACCGGCATTTGCGAAACACGGTCTTGCCTTCACTCAGCACTGCCACGACGCTCCGGACGCAGTTAAGGTAGAAACCGTTATTTGGCACGAAAGCGGCCAAAGTCTTAGCTGTGGCGCTGTTGTGGTGCCTGTTAGTAAGCATGACGCGCAGGGATTTGGGTCGGCTTTGACCTATGCTCGTCGTTATGGTCTGGCGGCGGCTTGCGGAGTGGGTGCCGAGGACGATGACGGCAATGCTGCTGCAAAGGCTGCTCCAAAAGTTAAAACACCTACGGCATGGGACTCTCTTACGGAAAAACAAAAAAGCCTGCTAACTGACATTGCAGATGCCATGAAAGAGCGTTGCAAACATCAGGATTACGAGTCCGCATACGAAATTTTGGATGAGGCAAGTCTTTCAGAAGAAGAACGGGCTGGGCTTCAGACGCTTTTTGATAGCGCCACCAAAAATGCAATGGCTAAATGGCGAAAAGAAAATTTATCTAACTGAAAGGAATAATATGGCATACGAAATGAAAGAACTCAGTGGATCGCTCTTTAAAAACAAAAAGCGTGAAAAAGATAGCCATCCTAACGTAAAAGGATCATGCCTTATTGAAGGGAAAGAATATTGGATTTCCGCGTGGACAAAAACTGACAAAAACGGTGATCCGTGGCAATCCCTGTCATTTACGCCAAAAGAAAAGTTTAAAAAATCACAAAATCAATCAAAACCACAAAAAACAAATTTTGATGATCTTCCGGATGTGCCGTTTTAATGAGAATAGACCTCACGTATTCTGAATTGTTTATCTGTCGCACTCTTGGAGTTATGCGTAGATCGGAGGCCATGAACAAGGTATCTGATCAACAGATGGGCAATCAGGATACGTGGGCTATCGACATTGATGGAATGGTTGCAGAATTCTGTGCCGCAAAGCTGCTTAATGTTTGCCCAGACCTCACAATATCAGTAAGGCGGGGTGGTGCAGATTTAGTCTGCAAAGGCAAAACAATAGACGTTAAATCTACAAGATATAAAGACGGACGCCTGCTAGCAACCCTCAAAAAAAACGACAACCCTTGCGATATTTATATCTTGGTTATTGTCGATGATAAAGGAGGCGATGTAATAGGATGGGTATCAAAAGATTTACTATTTAGACAAGAAAACAAAACAAATTTGGGGCATGGCGAAGGGTATGCTCTCAATCAAAATCAATTAAAAGGATGGAAATGATCGTTAAAGGCTACACTTCCGAATCTGGACACTGGTATAACCGTGATGGCGCTCCTGCCTATACCGTTATCGGTAAAAACGGCAAGGAAAGGAACACCAATCTCCGCGATGCTCGTGAATACGGCTTAGTCCCATCTGTGACCACAATCATCAACGTAGCCGCTAAACACGGCCTTACCGCGTGGTTGCAGAAGCAAGCAGTCCTCGCAGCCCTCACTCTACCAAGACTCCAAGAGGAATCTGAAGACGCATGGTTAGACAGGGTTTTGCAGGACAGCAAGCAGCAGGGAAAGGACGCTGCGGATGCCGGCACAGACATCCACGCTGCGATTCAGGCGTCTTTTGAGGGCAGGGATATAGGTAGGCATCAGGAACACGTAAAAGCCGTCAGAGAAGCTCTCCTAACGCATTTTGGTGACGTTAAATGGATCGCAGAAAGGTCTTTTGCCCACGACCTCGGATTCGGCGGCAAATCAGACTTGTTTACGACAGATATACCAGCGGTAGTGGATATCAAGAGCAAGGAATTCACCGATCCTGATAAGGTCGATGCCTACGACGAGCATATGATGCAATTAGCCGCGTATCGTGTAGGATTAGGGGTGCATAAGGCAAAATGTTCTAATCTTTTTGTCTCCCGCACCGTACCCGGTCTCGTAGTCTTCAAGCACTGGACGGAGGCAGAAATTGCTCGCGGCTGGACAATGTTCACAAACCTTTTGGAATTCTGGCAAGCCAAAAACAAATTCAGGTGATCTATGTTTACTTGGGCGCACATGAATGACGATGAAATTGTTATAGATTGGGATGAAGTACGTATGAACTCCAATATGTATGACAGAGGTCACCGCAACATGGATGCCGAAATGGGCAAACTCATCTCAATCATTCAACGTGAATGTTTCGAGCGCGGATTTGAAGAAGGCGCAAAAGCAACAGAGATGCGTAAACTCTTATTCCTTACGGCAGGTAACGCATAATGGAATTAGAAGAACTGGTAAAGCAGGTGTACTTCTACTGCGAAAACAAAAATCCAGAAGGACTTTACCCCACTGAGGAGATAGACCTTCTGGAATTCGCGGAAAAGCTTATTGCTGCTTGGGAACAGAATCGTTAACGCTTTATGTAATCATGGGCCATCATTACGGGTATCATACCCAGCCCACCAAGGGTTCCAATGCCTTTTACAGCCAATGCTGCTGGGCCTATTGGGGGAACCATAGACATACCCCCAAGAACACCTGAAAGAGCAGATAATACAGCGCCAGACCTATCCCCTGAGTTATATCTGTCGATTGCTTCTGCAACAGAAAGACCAATTCCAGCGCCACCCAAAGCACCAGCAAGTTTAGGCGATGAAGAAATAAACCTACCTGTCTTTTTCAAAAAACCTTCAGATGGCGCTTCAGCAGTAATTCTTTGTAATTCTTTAGTTGCAAGATTAGCCTTCATTTCCGCATCAGATAATTTACCTGAAAGCCTTGCTTCAGTAGCGGAAATTGGTTTTTTTTCTGCGCCAAATGCTGATTTGGCTTCACCCATTTCACGCCTACGAAGAATTAATTCTTGTTTTAGCCTTTCAAGTTCAGCTTTCCTAATAGCTTCTTCAGATGCGGCTTTTGATGCGGCAGATGATGCTTGGCTTTCAATATCCATAGCAACATTAGCAGGGATCACATTTCCGCTTGGTGTTGAGGCTAATTTACCCAATCTGAGACGCATTTGATCTGCTCCTTCCGGAGTTATCAAACCTCTGCGAACCATGTTAGCTATTTGAGCTTCTTGCTGCTCTTTTGAAAGAGCCTGCCAAGCAGTATTTTCATTAAAAGTTTGCATTGACGCTTTGCCTGTAATTGGAGCGCCACCTTGAACTTCTTTCATGGTTCCTTGAAAACCTCTGGCGTGTTGCTCTGGAGTAGGAACCAATCCTTCAGAAACCGTAGCTTGAATAGCTTTTTCTGTAACAGGTCTCGGAACAGATGCAGCCTCAACCATAGCCCTATGTAAATTTTCTTCAGCAGCCCTAAACGCCTCTTTACGCAAAATGTATTCATATTCCAAAGCCTGCAATTGAGGCCGCGGAATGTTTTTGTGCGCCTCTATTGATTCTTTAATTGTTTCTAATGCAGAGTTTGCCTTTTGAAGATTTTCTCTGGCAACATCCATTGCTTTAGTGCTGTATTCAGGCGGCTTAAAACCTGAAA